TAAATACAAACGACTCTAGCTCAATTGAATTTCATCAAATGGTGTATCAAGAATAACATCATTGACTATATTAGCAATAACAAGGATAAGCTTTTTAGTAAGCAACTGACATGAATCCATTTTGGAAGACGAACGTCTGGTATCCAGTGTAATACATGTGTAGAGAGAATGTCTCTGTTGTAATATCAATTACAGAAGTATCTAATTTAACTTCTATATTAGTCTTTTCAGATTGTATCTGACTAAAATCCAAGTTTCCCGATGGTTCCACATTTACCGGATTCAACGAGAAACTATATGTATACACATTTCTAATTGGCCTTGCCAACCTCTTTTGAAATGGAATCAGATATTTGTAGTACGAGTGATCCGTTTTACTCACATTTGGGAGTTTATTTCCATTTATGTAAAAACTGGCTTCAGACATTAGGGGATAGAAGAATGTATTTTCACCTTGAAAATCAAGGGAAGATGAAAAGTTGAAACGATTTTGGTAAAGGCGTTCACCATCTGTGGCGGGTACAGGATCCCCCACTGCTTCAGTTTCATCCTCAAATGCGGTGTTTCTTAAAAACCAGTGAATGCACTTTACAGGAATATTTGGAACGAGATTGTTCTTTATGACATCCCTGTTAAGGTCACTTACAATCACGGGATGTTTCCTTACTAGGTCCGTTATCATTGTCTGTCTTTGGGATGCAAAGAAGTTTCTCTCTTCGGGACTTACAGTAATCTCCTCGGTGACAATATTAAACGAGGGTAGGGTTACTGTATCTGTGGTATCTGTAAAGAACTCTTGTTGATGAAACTCAAACTCAAACTCTATCTTTTGACGATAGATGGAACAGACAGGAAAATAAGGTCTATTGGGTTTGTTTGAAGAATACTCATCACTGGCAAACTTCCTAGAAAAGAAGAAGTGTATTGGAATGACCAAATCTGAACTATATCTGGCTACACCCACATTATCGGGTGCATCATCAAAACCGAGATTTCTGTTTACAAGGAATCTATTTGCTACCTTTTCAGACATTTCTAAATAAAGTTCGTCATAGATAATCCCCCAATCATCATAGATCTTCTCCACTTCAATGTCATCTACATACATTGTTACACTTTTGAGGATATGTCTACCCAATTGGTCCGCGTAGTTACCATCAGTTATAGCAGGCATGGTGATACTCAAATACATGTTACTCAAGAGGTCACCCATATTTCTTGGGTTAAATTCAACCTTTATAGTTCGGTTGAATGGCCAACTAGCATCCGCATTACCAGGTTTAACTATATTACGGTTTCTGTGGTACTTTCTGAAATCAGAGTGAACTTTGTTATTAGTATAATTAAAGAATGATTCGTCTGGATCATTGGAAAGTAAGTAGGTGTCTTGCTTTCCAATAGCTTTGAGCGAAATTTTCGCAGCTTCACCCATACCTATCTATTGTTTACATATTTTTAATATCCATTTTCCACATGTCAATGTGTGATGTGTTCTTCATCACTTCAAGCTCCTCTCTAGCTTGTTTGGACTCTTTGAGAAGTTCTTGCACACACTCTTCTGTGTATTGAACAGTCTTGATGTTGAGAAGATAGTCGTAGGTTCCACCAATTTTGGGAAAAGTCTGGGCCAACTGCCTTTCAAGATCATCCTTCTTCCTCTTGAATACTACAATATCACCCTCAATCACCATAGTCACAAACTTGGATTTGTATCCACACATTGTTGCCCTCGTTTGAAGCACCTTGATGAGATGCTCCTTTCTTTTGACGTAGTGGTCAAGACGAAGTTCCACAAAGTCTTTGAGAATCTCTTCGGGGCTTGAATATTTGTAAATACCCTTTACGGGGTGGAAGAGATGCATATTTGAGGTATGGAATGTCTTCCTCAACTTGAGATCCTTGATGAGGTCTTTTCCACTGTATCCCATAATCTCAAAGTCAACATCTTCCGTCGTTGAGTTGTTTGTAAAGTTTGTGATCACTTTCTTCTCTAGAAGGGTGTCCAGATACTCCTTGTAGTCTTGCGTCCAACGACCAGGTGGAAGTTCCGTAACCTTGAGACGCGAACCTGTGTCTCTCCAAATACCCTCGGTAACCCAAGACCCATCCTCCTTGAAAATCTTTCCCTTGAAACCTCGGAACCATGGAGTCATCTCACGAAGAGACATACCACTCAACATTCTTTGAATGTTCTCCTTGATATCTTTGGGGTTGAAAGGTGGAACGTAGCAACTGAAACCGGTTCCAATACCCTCAGTTCCATTCACCAAAACCATTGGGAGTGTTGGCATGTAAAAGTCCGGTTCAATTGGTCGCCCGTCGTCATCCAAGTAATTGAGGATGGGGTCGTCGCGAGCATCAAACAACTTCCTAGCCTCCTTGGAAAGTTTAGTGAAGATATACCTTGTCTGAGAAGCATCCTTACCACCCATGAGGCGGGTACCAAACTGACCACATGGCTCTAGGAGATTGATGTTGTTTGACCCCGTGTAGTCATTAGCCAGCTTGACAATTGTGTCAGCGAGGGAGACTTCACCGTGATGGTAGGCACTCTTGTCAGCCACATAGGCCGCCAGCTGCGCAACCTTCATCTCATCTTTGAGGTTCTTTTGGAAGCATGCGTACATGACTTTTCTCTGAGAAGGCTTGAGACCATCAGCTACATGGGCAATGGATCGCTTGAGGTCTGCAAGTGAAAAATTCACAAGATCCTTATGAACAAAGTCGGTGATATTCAATTGCTTCACATGTCCATACGGAACTTCAAGCTCTTTGGGGTCCTTTGCGGTACTTTCAAGAAGCCACATTTTACGGTCATCGGCTTTCTTTTTGTCAAATGCCAAAACAATAGACTTATCAGTCATGATATCATGTTCAAACTTCACAGTGAGATCCTCAATTTTCTTAAAGTACTCCCGAGCTTCGGCGCTCGTAGACGTACCGAGACCCTTATAGTACTTGATGCGCCACCCCTGTTGTCCATTTCCATACCAGCTTCTGAATGCAGAGTCTGTGTAAAAGGATTTAGTTTGAGAACCCTTTGAAGCCTTGATGATGGGTGTAACCATTGATACCACAAAACCCAACTTGAGGAGACTGGGCCAGAAATACTCAATCATATTGAGGATTAGACCTTTGATGTGACTGCCGTCGTTATCTGCGTCTGTCATAATCATGAGACGACCGTAACGAAGTTCGGAAACATCCTTGTAATCCTTGCCTTGTTGGAGACCCAAAATCTTCTTGAGATCGTTAAACTCCTGGTTTGAGGTCAACTGGGCCACGGAAGCATCTCTGACATTTTTGCACTTACCGCGAAGTGGGAACACACCGTAGTGATCACGACCAACCACAGAGAGGCCGGCCACAGCCAAAGTCTTAGCTGAATCACCCTCTGTCACAATGAGAGTGCACTTTCCAGATTGCGCAGTGCCAGCCTTGTTTGCATCGTCAAGCTTGGGTATACCAGTTATTTTTGACTTTCGTGCACCTCCATCAGTTTTGGCCAACTCCTTCATCTCTTTGAACTTTGAAAGTGCTGTAAGTTCATTACTGATACCAGTTTTGAGTGCATTCTTCACAAAGTTTTTGGGTGGCTCAAACTTACTCCCAAAGTCCTGAACCTTGGAGGTACACTCAGATTTGACCTGGCTAGAGAACGTCGGATTCTCGAGGGTTGCCCTCACAAAGATGTTGAAAGTATTCTTCACCTGTTGAGGCTTCAATTTAATCTTCTTAGCCATTTCATCGATGATACCACTGGCCAAATAAGAAGCCACGTGGTCCACATGGGTACCACCCTTGTTTGTACAAATACCATTGACAAACGACACCTGTTCTAGACCATTCTCGGATGGTCCAATACAAACAGACCAGCGATCGGTGGTCACTGAGCACAGTTCGGTTACACCTTCGTGCATCTTGGCGTAGGCCTCAAATGAAGTCTTTGGAAGAGCTTCACCTTGGAACTTGACCTTGCAGTTAGGGGTTGTACAGATGTTTGCATCCCATACACGCTTCTCAAAAATCTTGTAAATGTTGACATCCATATTCTTCATTCCAAATCGTTTCCAATCTGGGGTGAAAGTGATAGACACAGAAGATGTTGCAGCGCTATGCTTAGTTATTTTTGGTGGATGACAGGTGGTCATATTGTTAGACCACTTTTGGGTATAGGTCTTCTTTTCTTCACCATCCTTGATGACCACAGAGAATTCCGATGAGTAAATATTCGTTAATTTGGCTCCGTAGCCGTTACGGCCTCCGACAATTCTCTTTTGGGTGTCATCATAGTTTGTACTTGTGAGTAGATGACCAAATACAAGCTCCGGGTTCCACATACCCTCCTTTTCATGCATACGAACACTGATGCCACCGAGAGGTCCATTGTTCTCAATAGAGACTGTACCAGTCTCCTTGTCCACAGAGACGGAGATTTGGGTAACATTCTTGGGGTGGAGGGAATTACGATCAATGGCATTGACGAGAATCTCATCAAAGATCTTGAGTAGGGCTGGTGAATAAGATATGTTCTTCTTTTGAAAGTTCTTGTTCGTGTTATTCAGTAGCCAATAGGAATCATGGGTTTTGTCCACAGGACCGACATATGAGTCGGGTCTCTTGAGGACGTGTTCAACGTGGGTGAGCTTTTGAACGCTCTCCATCTTTGTTAATTTTATAACGTTTCATTTCTTTACTTAGGTTATTATTTAGAAACAATTTTTGCCACCTTATCTAAAATTTTCATCACTGATATAGCATAAGAAAACACGTAAATACATTTCACTGTATGTCTAGTATTGAAGGATGGTAGGGGAACTTTTGGATTGTTTAACTTTTTGTGTACACGTCTTATGGCATTACAGGTTTTTAAATATTGACCTTCCGACACGTGTTCTTTTGTGTCATCAACTGTTGACATTATTATAGATAGATCTTCATCTACTGCCATAACTTAATGTGATAATTTTTCTTTAGGTATAATAAATGTCTTCCAACAACAACCGCGAAAAAATTAAAAAATTGGAAAATGAACTTCGTAACATGAAGAGGGAACTTTTCAATGTTCAAAACAATTTACAGAAACTTAATAATACTATCAAGAATAACTCAAACAAAAACAAAAATGTTACAACGTGGATGAATGCTAGTATGTCTGCCACAAATAAGAATGGTATAAAGCCATCTAAACGCGCTTACATCAAGACTAATGTCACCAATGGAAAGATAAAAACTGTATACAACAGAAATGGTCTTAAAAACTGGTTATCTCGTGCAAGTAATGTGGGTAAAAATGCTAAGCAGCCGAGTCCCCTAACCCGTAAACCATTTGGCTACAATAACATCAAGAAGTATCCTCCTAGACTTGTTGTCAAAATGAAGAAGTAATTTTTTTCCATGATACTTGTAGAAGATGTATCTATATCTCATAGCCGCAATTTTTGTGCTATTTTTGGTGATGCAGAACAAGACCCGTGGTATGAACAAATCCATAGAGAAATTGGTCCGTCAGTCAGCTCGTTATGCCACAGCGGCCCAACAAGATGCTTCTCCAGTCATTGCTGTGCTCCACGCCAACTACGCGGCGGCTTATCTTTATGCCCTCAAAGACATTGCCACAGATTCCCAAATCCACAATGCCACTGGTATAGATGTGAAGAAGTTCAAAGAGCATATCACAAATGTTCAGGATATGGTGACCCGAAAGACATCTGAGAAATGTCCCGAATTTGTTGGTGAAGTTGATATTTATTTAGCTCAAATTGGAGGTGAAGCGTCCACCTAAGTTGGTTCAAAAGATAGTAAAAAGTAACTAACAAAATGCAAGTGATTCGTGACACCCTTTGGACTACCTGTCTCTCTGACGCGACAAGGATGTATCGCCTCAGAGAGCCAAATGATAAGTGCTACCACCTCGCAGATGCTACGTGGAAAATGAAGATGCGCTACAAGAAGATTGAGGATACAAAGAAGAAAAATTCCCTCATCATGCTTGACGCGCCACCCAAGGAGGTTGTACCTAACCAGAGGACAAATCGCAAGATTTGTTGCGCAACGACCATGGCGGGCAATCCCTGCAAGTTCAAGGCGGTGTGTGGAAATTACTGCAGGAAACACAAAGTTTCGGATATTGGAATGGGCAAGAAGGTTGATGTGAACAGTCTCTTGAGCCAGTTGGATGGAATTAAAATCAATAGCTAATGTATAAATGATGACTCTAGATCAGGAGACTCTTAGACCTGTAATAATAGCAATGGCGCTTTACATCGCAATCAGTATTCTCGTCCCAAAAATCGCCAAGAAACCCACTGGTATTCAGGTTGTGGACGATCTCGTTATGACCATCATGGCCCAGCAGGGTTCCTTAATGAGTGGTACCATTCTCATTGGTATCATTGTTCTCGCGACTAACTACATTCAAGAGGAACTCCTCTAAAATGTTTTCTTTTCCGACTAGTTTTTTAGTATGTTCATGATTCATGAAGCGTAATTTTTTGTCATATGCATCCCTCATGAACTCTAAGAGTTGATTGGGGTTTGGTTTACCCCAAACCATTCCTTTCTTGAATAGGAAGTCGTCTCTCTCCAGCTCTTGAAGTTCACATTCAATCGTATAAGGTGTTTTTACATACTCAGGACTTCCACCGAAATTGGTTATGATAACGGGTTTGTCTCGGAGTGCTGCCTCAACGGGACCCATCCCAACTCCCTCAGACTTTGAGAAGCTCACGTAACAGTCACACCGATCGTGGAGTTTATCCATTTCTTCATCTGAGATGAGTCCGTTAATAACTTCAACGTTGGGTAAGTTTATTTGAACGTCTTGGTTACATGTAGCTTTTACCACGAGTTTTGTGTTGGGTTTATTGAGGCGTACAAAAGCTTCTAAGATACCCCTAAAGTTCTTTCTATCATCAATGATGTTTCCGATATGGTAAAATATGTAAGGTCTCTCAGGAGGTGGTATGTGAGCATGAATAATGTGAAACTCATTCTCAGGAAATTGTCTAGAAAGCACACGTTTGCAAAACATACTTGGTACCATAATCCGTTTAGACAATTCCATGATCATACCGTAGTCTTCATGTACCGTCTCAGTTTCACAAACTGTCATGAGTGCTAAGTTTTTTACCCGAGTTTTTGCATACTTTACGTATTCTACATGAGGTTTTAAAGGTAATAGAAACATCAGACCGTGGTTACTTTCAGGAAGTTCAGAACCAATAATGTGATACGAGGCATTGTCAAAAACTTTCGTATATTTGAATGCGTGTTGACCAATGCCACTACCGAGTTGTGGACCTATTATGATCATATAGGTTTAAAGATAATCTTTCTTTTATATATATTACAATGGACTCTATTCGCAAAGAAATTGAAGCTGAGATTAAGCGTGCGCGTCTTGACAAGGGTCGTCTCTATGAACTACTCCTGAAGATCGTTGACTCCGGTGTCGGTGGTGGCGCTGGTGCCCAGGGCCCCCAAGGTCCAGCGGGCCCCCAAGGTCCAGCGGGTCCCCAAGGTCCAGCGGGTGCCCCAGGCGCCGCCGGTGTGTGCAAGTGCACCTGCCCTTGCAGTAAGGAGGAAAAGCCTAAGGTGTCTAGTCCCAAGACGTCTGTTGCCAGGGAAGACAAGCCTGCTGCTAAGCCTGCTGCTAAGCCTGCTGCTAAGAAGACGACCACCACTATCAAGAAGAAGACTACCTCTGCCTAACACCAACGCTCTTTCCATCGTGAGAGAAGTTTATTCCAGTGATAATCCCTCTTATCACACTTAGAATCTAGTACTAGCGCGAGTTTGAGTTCCGTCTCAACTAACATCTTTTCACTAAAACCTTTACCAATGTCAATGTAAGCTCCACATATTTTGTTGTATGATGGAATTTCGTTGTCGTTTTCAAAAATCTTAACAATGTCTTCAATCATTTACTGATATAAATCATGTTTTTTTAATATCAATAAATGAATTTGTGTACACATGTTCTTTAATTAAGATGACCCTTTATTGACCCACCAAATAAAACCCCCAAATACAGCTGCTAAAATTACTACGAGTAGTCCAAAAGAATACTTCTCTTTTGGTGGCTCTGGTGGTTTGTCTGGTAATCTCTGTACATTTTGGTTGAGGGTGTCTATCTTTTTGAGTAATTTTTCCAGCGCCTGTAAGATTTGTAGTTCACGATCTCTTGGTTTTTCTTTCACGTTCACTGTAGTGATTTCAAGGACCATATACCACTTGGCATCCGGTTGAAGTAAGGTATAATCACCGTCATCTTGATGTTCGTAAATTTTAAAGTTGAGTTTCTTGATTGAGATGGGATTGAAATAATTTGTCTTCCTTCCAAATAATTTGGCTTGTTTATCCCTTAAAATAATTCCACTACTTCCCGTGAAGTGTCTCTCTAAAGGTATCCTGGCTAGGATCTGACCATGTCTCTCATCAAGTATTTGGGCAACCTTTGGGACTTCTGGGCAAATGATATCTATAAACTTTGCAACATTGGAGTTGATTCCATCGTTTTCACCGACTTGAGTGACATAGAAATCAACCATCTTGATACCAAGAACCCGGCTCATATCTTCAACGTGTGTATTTGATTCAAGTTGAAGATCCAAAGAAAAGACATTGTTTGTACCATTCACAAAGTTTGAGTCAATTATGACATACTGTGTCTTTTTAGGTATGTCGTCTAAAGACATTCTGAAATATACTGATATAAAAAATATACGAGATATTTAACAAATGACTTTAGATGAGAATGGATATTCTGTATTAAAAAATGCGGTGCCAAAGGATATATGTGATATAGCTACACAATATGCATTGAATGATATGATGAATAATTTTTCACCGTCGTTTTACAGTGATATAGATCCATTTTGTTCTTTAGATGGTCCAACTCATTGTAGAT